TGCTTTAAATATATTTCTGGCTTATCATTGAATACTGCATTGCGTTCCATTAAACAACCAAATCCATCCATACGAACAGAAGAACTTACTGTTCCACTACCAATTAATGTGCCTTTGCTTAATGCTCTTGTCTTAGATGCGTGTGCAATTAAGTCAGCAAAATCAAATTTCATTTCTTGTGCAGTGTTTATTTTACCCATACGTTCGCCATTTAATTCAATAATCATATTTGCATGTAATTTGCAATCTGTATGAAACTTTCCTTTTATAAAAAGTTTTGGATGGCAACATTTACTTAATGCACTATGAGGTTTACTTTGGAAGAACCCAAATCCTTTTGCCAACTCTTGTGGTATTAGTTTGCGTAAACTTATGTCGTTTATAATAGTAATATACTTAATATACTTGTATGCATTTTCAGCAGTAGTACCTAATGGCACTTCGTTAACAATAACGCCAACTTCTGCTTCAAAGTCTATTCCATACTCCTCAGGAAACGGATGTATGTTCTCATTCCATAATAAAAACTTATCACTTACACCTTGATACATCAATGGATCCCAATTAAAACTATCGGGCAGTTTTGCTCCACGAGCCGCACGTAGTCTTTCCATATGTATGAGATATGCACTACCGTCACAGAATTGTGTTATGTTTAGATCACTTGTTAGTGTGTGTTGTATTTTCATTTTGCATGTTACATGTTATTTCTAGTCGTAAATTGTTTGGATCAAAGAAGTATATACTATAGATCCAATCATCGTGATTAGTAGGTCCTACTACATCGATACCTTTATCAGTTAAAACTGAGTACCATGCATCAACATATTCTACCCTACCAACATCAAATGCAAAATGTACTACCCAGTCATCGCAATCTGTTGTAGTTGCTTCTCCGTCGCCTAAATCAAAAAATGCAATACAACTTTTGTCTGGCATTTGAAAAAATATATGTTTGAATGGAGCATATGCTCCTGTGCTTGGGACGTGATCTTTTTCTATAGTGTGAACATGGGGTAACCCCAATACATTAGTATAAAACTCTATTGTTTCGTCTGCGTTTTTACACTTCCATGCAAAATGATGTAGTCGTTGTAGTTTCATAGTAAACTCTTAAATAATGAAGATTTTTTTATGCTTTCTATTTTAATATGCCCGTAACCTCTAATGTTTTCAGGTTGCGTTGCTAACTCCACTATACTACTATAATTATCTAAATTTATATTATTAGACCATTCCTTAACTAAACTAATATAATGATCTCGTACTTTTCTTTCAAGTTTCCTTTCATATGAGTATCCTACTGGATCCCATTTTGTACCACGTAACTTTTTACCATGTTTTAAATATTTAAAAAATGTTTTAGTATGCCCTGATAATTTTGTTTTACTTTTAGACTTGCGTTGCCAAGGTAAACTCATATAAAAACTAATTCCTTTAATTTCAAAAAAGTCATTATTAAAACCATCTATAGTTTTATCCCAAATACGAGCAACTTCATACTCGTCTTTATATGCCATTAACTTATACAAATTTTTCATTACTGCTTCTGAAAATTCTGTTTTATTTAATAAAGTATCTCTAACATTTGCTTGAGTAACTAACTCAAAATATTGCTGTGCATATTCTTCATCTTGATATTCTTTTAATAAATTAACTCTATGATACATACCACTATATTTTGTTTCTTTTATAACATTAAATTTTTTACCTATTTCTCTTTCTATAGTTCCTCTACCTTCAGTGGTAGCAAGATGCCTACCTAATTCCCATGTCTTTTTATTAACTTCTACCATAGTACCATTAACTTCAATTGCTTCCATCATTGATGCTTCACGTACTGGTAGCAATGCTTTTTCATATGCATATCCCAACATCAACATGTTTAACATTAAACTATGTCCGGTTAATTTTTTAGCATAGTCAGATGCATTAAACGAATGCAATTCTTTACTATGTTCTTTTAACAGTGCTTCTGCTTTACTAACGTCAAATTTCCAATCTCTGTCTTGTATATACTCTCCAGTATTTGAAGGTTTAGAATTAAGCAATGTAGTTGTATTTTTTCCAATATATCGCATTGCATCTACACTTGTAGAAACTTGAGGATCTGCACCTATAACTAAATCTGCTGTACCTGGATACATTCTACCATGTGCATCTTTCCCAAAACTTAACATAGATGTTACTGCTCCATATTTTTGTGCTAATCCTGTTTGGTCAGTAGCAACAACTTTCATACCATCTATATGTGCCGCAACACTTAACATTTGACTTAAACTAATAATACCGGTACCACCTATACCAGCAAATAAAATATTATATCTTTTACCTGTTCTAAACTTCCAATTACCTAAATTAGATCCTTTGTAAAATTCAGGCAACTCTACATTAACTAATGGTTTTGAAACTCGTTTACCTTTAACTGTTATAAATGATGGGCAATATCCCGTTAAGCAATCAAATGAGTAATTGCAACTGTCTTGATCTACCTGTCTCTTTTGTCCGAGTTTTGTTTCTACAGGAACTATACTTAAACAATTAGATTGGGTTGAGCAATCACCACAATCCTCACATATTTCTGGATTAATCCAAACCCGTTCATCGGGTGCTTCTTGTACATTGCGTTTAATTTCTCTACGCTTTTCAGTTGCACATTGTTGTTCATAAATTAATACAGTAATACCTTTTACTTTTGTTAATGCTGTTTGCACTTCAGTAAATTTTTCTTTAGGGTATAACTTTATTTCCTTAGGTATTTTTCCCTTCCATTGTTTTGGATTAACAGACACTAATGAAATATTTGAAACTCCTTCTGCTAACACTTGCTCGCATATACGTGGCACACTTAATTCACCATCTACTTTTTGCCCACCAGTCATTGCTACAGCATCATTATATAAAATTTTATATGTCATATTAGCATCAGATGCTACTGCTTGACGTATAGCCAATATACCACTATGAAAATATGTGCCATCGCCTAAATTAGCAAATACATGATTTGCTTCATTCCATTCGTGCTGGCCAACCCAGTTCATTCCTTCACTGCCCATAGGTGCTAATGTAACAGTTGGTCTACTTGGAATTAATTGTGCTATATAATGGCAACCAATCCCTATCAATGCTTTACTTCCTTCAGGCAATGCCGTACTTGTATTGTGAGGACACCCACTACAATAATATGGTTCTCTTGCATCTATCGTAGGAATAATATCAAAATTATCTTCAAATTTCTTTCTTAATAACTTTAATATTGCTCTTGCAATATCATAACCGTCAAAATCTAAACATGGTGACAATAAATCTTTACCATGTATCCTTGGCATATTAGAAAACCGATAAAGCATTTTATAAAGTTGATCTTCTACAAATGGAGTTTTTTCTTCAATAACAAGTATTCCTAATGCAGATGGATTACTAAAACCACCACTGTGCTCAAAACAAAACTTTTGTACTTTATCTTCTTCTAATGGAAATGCACAACCTATTTTAAGTATACTAATTCCGTGTTCTTCTGGCACTATGTTATATCGGTGTAATGCTGTAAGTACATCTACATAGCTTTTACCAACTGCAATTATACCTAATTTTTTATCCGGTGCATTATGTGTAACTTCATTAAACCTGTTATGCTTTAAGAACTCCTGCACAGCAGGTAATTTTTGCCCATAGATTCTATCCTCACCAGCAAACTTATCATCAGGCCAGCGTGCATTTACATCAAACTCTGCACTTGGTATAACTGGTCGCCATGCTTCTAGATTTACTTCAGCAGATTGGTATGCATCAGCAACATTAGTAATAATTTTCATGCATGAGAATAAACCACTATAACGAGACATTTGTATACCTAACACGCCTAACCGCATAACATCTTCAACAGTTGCAGGTGTTATAACTGGTATATGCCAAGTAGCAAATGTTGGACCTGTTTCGTGTGGAATTGTAGAACTTTTATTTGCGTGGTCGTCGCCAGCAAATGCTAACACGCCACCGTTTTTTGCTGTACCAAAGAAACTAGAATGTTTAAACTGATCGCCACTGCGATCTACACCCGGGCCTTTGCCATACCAAAAACTAAAAACGCCGTCTATTGTTGACGGCGAAATAATTCCTAGTTGTTGTGTACCTTGTATTGCCGCTACTGCTAAATCCTCGTTAACAGCAGCTTTAAATTTTATTTGATTTTCTATTAATAATTTGTTTTGCGATAAAAATTCTTTATCTAACATCCCCAGTGGCGAACCTCTGTAGCCACTTACATAGCCAGCAGTTTTTAATCCGCTTCTGCAATCAAGTTCTTTTTGCAATAATGCCAACTTAACAATTGCTTGTATACCTGATAAAACGAACTCTCCATCTATTTCAATATATTTGTCATTTAAATTAAACATTACTCTCTTGCAAGATCATCCATTGTTGCTTCGATGCTCTCACGTAATGTACTAACTAATATATCAATTTCATCACGACTTAATGTTAATGGTGGGGACAATACATTCAAATGACCAATTGGACGAACAATTACACCACGGTTTTGACAATGAACTGCAATTCGTTTTCCAATATTAACACTAGCATCAAACAATTCTTTTGTTTTTTTATCTTTAACATTTTCAACACAAAGCATAAAATGACTTCCACGCACATCGCCAACAATATCAAGATCTGATAATGTTTCTAACTGTTGTTTAAAGTAAGGTCCTATTTGTTGTACATGGTCACATAACATGCCTTCTTCCATAATTCTAATATTAGCAAGGCCAGCGGCACAACTAACTGGGTGTCCTGCGTATGTAAAACCATGTGTAAACAATGCACCTTCTTCTTGCGGTCCATCACTAATTACATCATATATTTTATCTGAAAGTATAGTTGCTGATAAAGGAACATACCCAGACGATATACCTTTTGCACTTGTAATAATGTCTGGTACTATATCAAATACTTCCTTTGATGCAAAAAAATGTCCTAATCGTCCAAATGCAGTTACTACTTCATCTGAAATGTACAACATACCATATTTTTCGCATACTTCTTTCATTCTCTTATGATAACCTGGAGGTGCAACAATAACACCACCTGCACCCATAATGGGTTCCGCAATAAAACAAGCCACATTTTCAGGGCCGAGTTCAAGTATTTTATTTTCAAATTCCTCAACTAACTGATCGCAAAACTGATCTAACGTTGTTCCGTCTGGCCGCCTATAACAATTAGGTGCTGAGACATAATACACTAAATCCTTTGCTAAATCAAATCCAATATGATCAGCCTTTTCACCTGTTAATGTCATTGCTAGATATGTGCTACCATGATACGAACTTACTCGTGATATAATTTTCTTTTTGTTTGGTTTACCCAAACGATTAAAATAAAAATGTATAATACGTATAGCAGTATCATTTGACATTGATCCACCTGTGCCAAAAAATGTATGATTTAAATCACCAGGTGCTAATTCTGCTATCTTTGCGGCAAGTTCCGCGGCGGGAGGTGTAACTACATGACCAAATGTTGTATAATATGCAATCTCATTTATCTGGTCAACAATTGCTTTTACCATTGTTTGGTGTCTATATCCAATATTAACACACCAGAGGCCAGCAATACCGTCTAAATATTTGTTACCTTCTGTATCATATACATAGTTGCCGTTAGACCGTGCCATCACTAAAGAGCCTTCATCTTTAAATGTAGCAAAATTTGTCCACGGATGAATATTATGATCTATGTCTTTCCGTTTTAAATCATCAGTATTATATTCCATTAAATATCTCCTAATACAAGAATATTAATAAAACCCGTTTAATAAACACTATGCTATTTAGTGTTTATTTGGCCGTTAATTGACTTTTAAGAGGACGATTTCTTTATTGATTCTGCCGGTTAACTTTATATCAGTTGCTTTTATATCTTCAAGAAACTTACGCAATGCTACTTTCCCGGCATTTTGAAACTCTTTTAATGTTACATCTGGCTTACGAACTGTTTTTTGTATGCTTTTCTTTTCATCAAATCCAGTAATACTAGTGCCTTTAACACTCAATTCACCAGAACTAAATCCATTTGTAGAAACATATTTGCCCAACTTACGAGTTTTTGTATTGAATATCCACAGTTCTTGGGCACCAATAATCTTTTTAGGATCTATTGAAACTATTTTATAAGTATCATCTTTTGCTTTATATGTTAGTTTAGCAACCAATTTTTCTAAACTTGGTGCTTTTTTAACTCTAATTTTACGATTTGCGTTTTGTGTATTTGCATAATGATCTGCATCTTCAGCAAGCATAGTATAAAACTCTAAAATCTTTTTTAATTCCAATTTTTTATATGGGTAACCTTCACTTAATTGTTCATATTCATCATCCGGTTCTTTTGGAGGATTTAATAATTCGGTTAAATCAGATATTTCTTGGGAATATAAATTGGAAATCATTCCAGCGGCTTTACCCGTTATTTCATTTACTTGTAACGCATTTATTAACTTGAATTTACTCTTAAACTTATTTTGAAAGAAATCATCAATCTCACCTTCCACATGCTTGCCAAGGAAATCATCAAGATTTAATTTCATACGCTCTTGTATTGAGATAACTGGTGCTAAAGTTTTACTCTCTTCAATTTCTATATTTTCAACTTTTACCCGAAGGCATTCTTCAAGCCGCTTCTCAAGTGCCACAGTATATTCCTCTAAGGGTGGACATCCATCCATTAGCATTTTTGCCAATGCACCATATGTAATACCAACTCTCCAATCTGGCAGTAGCGTTACATGTTTTATTTTATCCTTATCTACTTTTTCGTTCTTTAAGTAATCAACAAACCATTTTTTACCATCTTTACTTTTATACTTGTAATTATAATATCGAGAACCCATTGACACTTGTTTTCGAACTGCTACTTTATCAACATCAATAACATGCTCATCTTGAAATTCTTCCCATGATGGTTTTCCAAATGGATTACCTGTTGCTGTTTTTATTTTTCTTCGTACCATGTTTGCTATACTATAATATTTTATGAACCTTGTCAACCTATACAAACCGATAAATACAATAAAGAGACTTAACTATGCCTAGATTATCACTCTGGAAACCCGAAAAAGGAAATGATTACAAATTCATTGACCGAATCGTGGGCGAACATATTTATGCTGGCGGTACAGGTATATATATTCACAAATATATCGGTATATATGACCAAGGTGAAAAAATTCTTGAGGATGGCTCTATAGAAAAAGCAGATGCAACACAACCTAATTATGGTAAGAAAAAATCTACAGAAGATATTATTGCAGAAACAAAAATACAAGATTTACTATTTCTTGAAAACAGAGATCGTAAATATGACGAAGATATATACAACATGCGTGGTGTTTATCAACCAGCAGATAATGATCTTGATTTAACACAATTTGGTTTATTTTTAGCAAATGATAGTATCTTTATGACATTACATTTAAATGATACTATGACTATATTGGGTCGCAAAATTATGAGTGGTGATGTATTAGAACTTCCCCATTTGCTCGATGATACAGGCCTTGATAACTCCGCAGGCCCAGTGAGAAAATTTTATGTAGTTGAGGATGTAGTAAGAGAAACAGCTGGTTTTGATGCAAACTGGTGGCCACATTTAATTCGTGTTAAATGCCAAGCATTAGTTGATACCGTAGAATATCGAGATATACTAGGTGATGGTGATGAAGCGAGCGATTTAAAACATATTCTAAGCACATATAAAAATGAACTTGATATTAGTGAAGCTATTCTCGAACAGGGCGAAAATGAAGTACCTAAACACGGATTTGAGGCTGGTCATCTCTATGTTGATACTAAGACGCATAAACCGTCTGTATGGACATCGGATGCAACGCCACCTAACGGGGCAGCAGTAGTCGGAAGTGGTAATACATTTCCTTCTAGTGCAACCGAAGGTGCATATTACTTAAGAACAGATTTTAATCCTTACAGATTATTCCTTAAGAAGGGTGACAGATGGATTAAAGTTGAGGATGATAATCGATCAATTTGGAAAGCAGCTAATACAATACTTACAACCTTTATTGAAAATACTGGTTCAACTACAGATGGCAACACTAATAACACTATTTCATCGAAGCAAGGATTAAGTAGAGCAATAAAACCAAAATCGGATTTTTAAAGAGAAAATAAATGGCAAGTAGATACAGAGAAGCAGGTTATTTTTATGATGAACAATTTCGCAGATATATTCTGCAATTTATGAGATTGTTTGGCGGCTTATTAGTTAAAACTGGTAAGGGCAAAGACGGCATTGAAAAATTTATTAAAGTACCTTGCAGATATGCTGATATGCAAAGAATGGTTGGGCATATACTAAAAAATAATAGTGAAAATATTATTAATTCTTGCCCTTTTATTACATCACATATTTTAACACTACAACCAGACCGATCAAGAACATTAGATCCATTATATGTTGATAAACAACAAATTAATGAACGGGCATTTGATCCTGAAACTGGAAAATATACAGATAAAATAGGAAACAGATATAGTGTAGAAAGATTAATGCCTACACCATATACATTAACTATGCAAACAGATATTTGGACTAGCAACGCAGATCAAAAACTACAATTAATGGAACAAATTCTTGTATTATTTAATCCTTCGATTGAATTACAAAGTAGCACTAATATACTTGATTGGACATCTCTTGTTGTTGTAGAACTAACAGACATAAGTTGGAGTTCACGTGGCGTTCCACAAGGGGTTGATACACAAATTGATATTGGCTCAATGACATTTACAATGCCTGTATGGATTAGTCCTCCAGCAAAAGTATACCAACAACGTGTTATTCAACAAATTACAGACAGACTTCATGATATGCCAACTGATTGGGATCCTGATGCTTATGATTTCTTTGGAGGACAAACCTTCTTAACTAGAGATATTATTACACCTCTTAACGCATCAATTAATGTAACAAATGGGCAAATACAATTATTAAATTATGCTGGTATCAATGAAGACGATGACGGTAATACAATGGACTGGACACGATACCTTGATCAATATAGTGGCTTAAAAGATAACGTTACCCAAATTAGATTACGACTTAATGCAGATCCTGAAGATGGCACAACCCCAAATGATATAGTAGGCACTATTGCGGCAACTGGAACTGGGAATGTAGTCGATTATACAGTCGACACTGACACATTACCTGGCACAGCTTTTACAGTTAATGCAATTATTAATCCTCATAAAAGTTATCCAAATGATGGCACATTACCAGTAGCGGCAACAGGGCAAAAATATTTAATACTCGACGATATCGGTGCTGTTGGTGCAGCTAATGTTACAGATGCATGGGGCAATCTTGTAGCAAATAAAAACGACATTATCCAATACAATGGTAGCACGTGGGTAGTATTTTTTGATTCATCAGCAACAGCAGACACAACTTACATACAAAATAATTTTACTGGAGACCAGTTTAAATGGAATGGAACGCAGTGGATGGATTCTTATCAGGGGAGATACTATCCAGGGTTTTGGCGGATAGTGATGTAGCAAAAGACACTTCAAGGCATACATTAATACAATGCCCGAAGTGTAAAAAAGAATTATACTTTAACGACGAAAAAAATAAGTGGTTTTGTAAATCATGTAAATATATACATAAGCCATAAGGTATTAGCATGATAAAAGCAGTAGGCACTATTTTTTTAAGTCTTAAGACTGACCGTATATTACTCGGTCTCCGTTCTACAACGAGTTCTCATCCATTAACATGGAGTTTCTTTGGTGGAAAAGTCGAAGAAGGGGAAACTCTAGGTAGCGCACTACAAAGAGAATTAGAAGAAGAACTAATAAATGTTCCTGAAATTATTAAAACAATACCATTAGATAATTTTGTTAGTAACGATGACGGTTTTAATTATGCTAGTTTTGTAAGCATTATTACAGATGAATTCCATCCAGAATTAAATGACGAACATGTAGGTTATGCGTGGGTTAACATAGGAACATGGCCAAGGCCATTACATGCTGGTACTAGATTAATCTTACAAAATAAAAACAATATTAAAAAACTTAGTCTAATTCTTAATAGAACTAATTCTAAATAAACTGCTCTCCAAATGGATCAAATTCTGTGCCACATTTTTGGGCACAAACACCTAACTTACCATTTGGAAGACTATCTAATTCCCAACTATTTGTAATATTTTGTAATAAGCCACTATTATTAATAACATCACTTAACCTACTATTAATCACATCTATACCTTTTTTACCGCCGGCTTGGTCAATAAAATCCCAAACTTGTTCAACTTTATAATCTTTGTGCCACCACTTGTACATACGTCCAGCAGTCCAACAACAAGGCATAAGTAATCCTTCAGCAGTTATAAAAATACTTTTTTCTTCACCAGCAACTTTACAATCTATTTTACACGAGTTATAATAATCTAACATACTACCGTATTGTTTAACTATCTGTTCTTGTTTTAATAATGCTTTATTTTTATATTCTTCGCTAGTTGGCTTTGCTAAATTCTGTGTTTCTTGTCCTTTACGATTTACTGCTTGATGTTCTTCTTTGGCTTTACTTGTTGCACTACTAATAAATCTTCCTGATTTCTTTTTAGTAAATCGTTCAAACCCCAATTCATTGGCAAGCATTTCTGCTTCTTCTACCTGATGTTCATTGTGCTCAAAAATTAAAAAATCCCATCGTGCCCTGCCACCTGCACCAATAAATGCTCGCATACTACGTTCTACTATATCCCAATTTACATTCTGCCTGTATAAATGATTTGTATCTCGCAAGCCATCAACACTAAAAATAACTGTGCCCATACGTCCATATATATTAGCAAGACGTTGCCACCATTCTTCTTTTTGTGCTCCAGCATTAGTATTCATACTTAACCACATTTTAGGATTATGCTTTCTAAAATACTCAAAAACTTCTAATGTATCTTTAGCAACAATTGGATCACCCAAGTTGCCA